CAATTTTCACAAGTTACTATCATAATTCCACCACCTCCTCTAACTCTGCATCTATATAATCTTGTGTCTCACAACCACACAACTCACCACTGATATGTATGCCACCGTCTTTCACTAAAATCTTTCTTGCTTGTTTTTCAGTCTTTGCTTCTATAGTATAGACATAACAGCATGGCACTGTAAAGGTATATTCTTTCATCAGTACAGCACTCCCAATTTGGTTAACACATCTAACTGTTTTTTTGTCATCTCTTGTACTCTATGTACTGATATAACATCATCATCATAATCTGTGTATGTATTAGTATCTTCATCAAAGTTTTCTTCAAAGTCTCTAGTACTTCTACCTTCGGCATATGTTTGTTCTATCATATCTTTATCTGTAATAGACTTAGCATCTTCATAGTGTGCTATACTATAGTTATTAAACCATGAGTAATCAAAATATTCAATACCACCATTATCTATTTTAAATTTTACAAATATCATCAGTACTCCTCCCCTTCACTATAGGATTGATTGTCTAGGTCTTCTGTCTGTACAGTAGTACGGTGATCTTCTAGTTCCCATATAGCTTGTTGCACTTTGCCGTTCTTTAGTAGGTCTATCACTAAATCTATCACTGTAGCACCAGATACCTTGTCCTTCTTATAGAACGTAGCTTCTGTAGAAGGTGCATCTCCTGTGTAGATAGTTTCGCCACCCCTATGGCCGTACCATTCAACATCCCTTCCCGACTGTACAGTACAACCCATAGGTTCTTCATCACAGTTTGGATAAGAGGGACATCCTAGATGTCTATCAATTTCTTGTTCTTCTTCCTTTGATACAGCAAAGTCTACTGTATATACCCACGTTGCACTATCCTCTTCTACATTTTCTATAGTTCTATGTTCCACTACAGGACAAGTGTCAAGCCAATCCATAAATTTTTTCTGTATGTCAGCCATCTGCTTTCTCCCATTTATTTATCTGGTTCAATAAACTCTCGGCAAGTTCTTTTCTTCCTACAAGTATTCCGTCTTCTGCACCTTCCATAGTGTCTTCGTCAAGTTCGGTGTTGTCTACTTCTTCCTGTAGATAGTCTTTAACTTTCTGTATTAGCTGATTAGCTAGGTCGTCTGGATTATTTCTCATCTGTTTTCTCCTTTCTACAATAACTGTTTCATAGTTTTAAAACATTGTCAACCCCTTATGCAAAAAAAAAAGAGCAATCTAATTAAAGACTACTCTTTTCTATATAGGCAAGAAATCGGTCTGCAAATAGTTCATTTCTTATTAAGTGTATTTACCTAGAATTACCTAACACACCTATAATATTATTCTATACAGGTAACTTATCGGAAGGTAGCGATCCTTCAAGGATATTATTTAATTGACAATCCTTATCTTTCGTCAACCCTGTATAAAAACTTCTAAACTAAATCCACCCCTATTGTTTTTCCTAGATCATATGATAGAGGTTCTTCTCCATACTCTCCTTCTTCTAATCGGTAGTGATATACACCACCTAACCATTTGCCAACGACATTTTTCTTGCCGTAAGGTTTCTTGCGTAAAGTTCTTATACCTGCTGACGTTCCTGTTTCAAGATAGCCAATTCTCTTTGACACTTCCTGTACAGAATGCCAATGGCCGTCTGCTAGTACGTCAAGTATTCTTTCTGACATTCCTCTACGTTTGTGGTATTTCTTTTTTTCTTCAGTCATCATCATTATCCTTTGCTACATAAATATTGGGGTGATCTGCTCTGACTAAATCTTGCCAATGTGCAGGATGAATTTGTCCTTTATTTTCACCGTATTCTATAGTCATTTGTTGATGTTTAAGATTTACTTCTTCTACTACATCATCGTAAGCCTTGTCAAGTTTAGAGACATCCGAGTAAACATACTCTACTCCATTTTCGTTAATCTCTTGTACAAGTTTCTTAACTCGGTTCGTAAGTGCCAACTGTAAATCGGTAATGGTAGGCATTTCTGCTTTTTTCTTTTTTGTTGTAGCCATATCTTCTTTCTCCTTAAGTTTTAGCTCTCTATTTATCCACTCCGAAAAAGTGTTCATACGTTGTACTCCTCTTGTTTATTGTTGTCAAGTAAATTATGTAGCTTCACCCCAAACCTCATATTTTTCTAAGTCTTCATCAGTTATTAAATCCTGCTTAACACACAGTCCACCAATATTTCTATTGACTAGTACAGGGTGTAATTCTTTTTCTTGCTTTGTCATTTTATCTAAAGTAAATAAACATTCATCATGGCTCATAGGATCTAAATTTATATACTTATCCATGTCGTTCATGGTGTTGCAAGTTTTTAAACAATAAACTATTATGGCATAATATAATATTTCCATTATTCTATATCCACAAGGTTATAAACATTTCCTGTATTGCCGACAAATTTTTTGATCATCTTTTTGCCACAGGTTATTTCTATGATAGTATTGAGGTTTATGTTCCTGTACCCAGAACTTTTCATATCGTATACAGTTAGGTATCTATCCCTGTTGTTGACACTTATGCCACCTTTTAAGTGTTTCTTTACACCTAACTTACAGTTCATCTCTCGTACTTCACCATTCTTTTTGACAAACTTTGCTTTAAATATTCTTTGCCCCACCATGTTCTTAATTACAGGGGTTACTAGTGCTTCAGTGTATAGTTTCATCTTCATCCTCCTCCTCTAGTTCATAAGTCATTGTTAAGTAAAGTCCAGCTAAGGTATTAATTATAACACCAACCATGTCTATCTTAGACATACCTAATAGTACATATCTATTGTACAAGTCAAGTAAATCTTTAATAAACATTTCAGTTACCTTTTTATTAGGGTCTTCCATATATGTTTCCTTATAGGGTTATATATAAGTACCGCCAAAAATTTTTCCTGTCAAGTACTTTTTTTTTGTTGACATAATTTTGTAAAAAAGGTACTAGTAATGTAGAGAGAGAAACTATAGGAGATTACCATGCGAGGAGACATTGATGTTGCTTCATTTGTTAAGGCACTGTCTATACCTGTTGACGAAACATATAGAGGCGATTGTCCTGTTTGTTTTCGTAAAAATACTTTCACTGCTACTCATACTTCTGGGCGGTTGTTGTATAATTGCTACCACGCTGATTGCTCAGTTGGAGGCAATACAAAAACAGGCAATCTTGTTCAGACATCGTCTGTGGCAAAAGATAAAAAACCTGACAGAGTAGATCTATCTGTATATAACAAACAGTGGGTGGGGCTAGACCGTAGCCAAAGAGTCGTTGACTATTTAAAATCTGTACAATCTTACCATGCTTACAAAAATAGATTTGCTAACATTCGTTATGATGTTAAGGAAGACCGTTGTGTGTTTCTTGTGTACAAAGACAAAACTTTAGTTGATGCTGTGGGTAGATCGCTGACAAATTCTAAACCAAAATGGAAGAGGTATGCATCCTCTCGTGTTCCCTTTGTGACGGCCAATGACAGTAGCTATCTTGTAATCGTTGAGGATTGTGCCTCTGCTTGTGCGTTGACATTTGCTGATGTACATGGTATGGCTTTGATGGGGACAAATTTATTGACAGATTATTTAAAATACATTAAGCATTACAAACTTGTTACCGTTGCATTAGACAAAGATGCTTCAAAGAAAGCAATGAAGATGGTACATGAATTGTCTATCCATGTGCGGACAAAGTTAGTGCTATTAGACAGGGACATAAAGAGGTGGAGTGAAGAAGAAATAAAGGAGAAGTTTAATGTCGCTTGAGAAACAAATATTATCAGCATGTTTATCACATGATTTTTACAAGGATACTGTAGAGGTTGTGTCAAAAGAAATGTTTGCCAATGGTGTAGGTACTATCTTTGACACTATCAGTTTTGCTCAACAGAAATATGAGAGTGACATTGACATAAATACACTGATACAATTACACAGAAACAAATACCCTGCGTTACCAGAATCATCCAGAGAACCTATAGAGGATGTAATCAAAGAACTTGACAAATTTATGCCAAGCAACAAAGTCATCCTAAAAGATCTTATCGTTGACTTTTGGAAGAAAGACAAAGCCCATAAAATTAGTGACTTATCTGCTGACATTTGGCTAGGCAACAGTGACGACTTTACTGTACTGAGAACTTTAGTTGACACAGCCATAGAGAAAGCACCAGAAGATGAAGGGAATTTTCAGGAAGTGAAAGATGATGTAAAAGATTATATTGACGGTTGGGATCAGGGATTTGAATTTAAGTTTGAGTTACAATCATTGGCTGACAGAATAAGTGGTGCAGGTAGAGGTAATCTTGGTATTATCTTTGCAAGGCCAGAGACAGGAAAGACAACATTCTGTACATACTTGGTATCAGAATATATTCGTCAAGGATTTAAGGTAGCATACTTTGCTAACGAAGAGCCGGGCCGGTTAGTAAAGGGTAGAGTGTTCTCTGCATATCTCAGACGTTCTATTGATGAGATGAAAAAGAACCTAGAAGATTCTATGAATGTGTACAAGAATGAGATAGAACCTAACTTAAAATTATTAGAGGGCAGAGGTATCACTTTATCAGAGATAGAAAAATTTATTGACATACATAAACCAGATGTGGTAATGGTGGATCAGCTTGACAAAGTAGTCATCAATGGTAACTTTGCTAGGACAGATGAAAAGTTACGGGCATTGTATGAGGGAGCAAGAACAATAGCCAAGAAACAGCAAGTATTATTTTGGTCAGTGTCTCAAGCATCCTACGATGCACAAGGTAGACAGGAGGTTGACTTTAGTATGCTAGAAAATAGTAGGACAGGAAAAGCTGCCGAAGCTGACATTATCATAGGTATAGGAAAGAACTTTGGAGAAGAGGAAGATTATGTTAGACATCTTTGTGTGTCTAAAAATAAACTCAATGGGTGGCATGGCACAGTGACATGTTCTATTGATATATACAGGGCAAGATATGAGTTATGATATTAAAGGCTGATGGATTTGATGGTGCGATACTAGGGTTAGGCCGAAGGTGTGGCCAGCCAGATCTGTTAGTTTATGATGTTGACAAATGTGTAGTTATATTGATGGAAGATGGAATGACAGAAGAGGAAGCTATGGAGTACTTTGAGTTTAATGTTGTAGGAGCATGGATGGGTGAAGGAACACCTATCTTTTTGTACAGAGGAGTAGAGGATGAAATTTAATTATAAAATAACTTATGTTGATTATATAAACTCTACAATATCCATTAGATATTGGTGTGAAGGCATGACTTCTTACAATGGTTTTTCAGAAAAATTGGATTTTGATATTGAAAGAATTAAAAATATAACAGAGGAAGAATTTGATAAAAGAGTATATGATTATGTTAAAGTTAAATTCCATGAGCTTTTATCTAAATATGAAAATTATAAAAATGGCAAATATAACATTATAGAACGTGTAGCAAAATCTGC